TTTAAATAAATTAAAAATAGCACCACTAGAATTTACCAATGTTACTGTTATCGTGGTCCCTGATCCGGCGTCCTCGGATACTAACAATGATTTTACAACAGCAGATTTGAAACTAGGAACTGTATATAGTGTAGTTAAGTCTGTTGATGTTAGATCTGCTTTTTTATTTATAAAACTATTTGCCATTAATTTATAAAGAAGTTAAATGCTTCTACCTCATCTTTTAATTCTTCTTGAAACGTTGTATTTAATTTTTCTACAATAGCATCAAGATCTCGCACTTGTGCTTCAGCTGTAGGTAAATCGTATTCTTTACTAGGTCTTGTTAATACTTGTACTATCTTTGCCATTATCTTCTTCCATCTGGTTGTGTATCTAATCTAAAAGTACCTAACTTCCAACTTTGACTTGTTGATGTGTTTTCTACTTTTAAAGCAATTGCTCTAGCTCTTGCACGTGTATCCACTTTTTGTGTTGATGTGCTAATATCAAATGGTCCAAGAGAAGAACTTGCAGCTGTATCATTTGGAAAATTTCTTAGATTTAATGTAATTCTTGTGTTACCAGTTTGTGATATAAAATCAGGTATAAATCTTCTTATCTTCATTATAAATTCACCATCTCCTCTAAATGTTGCAACACCAGTTGATTGTCCTGTAGCTGACGCTCTTTGTTGTGTAATATCAAAATCTCCAGATAATATATTCGCTGTGATTGCAGTTACCGTTCCACCTTTTACTTGATCAGTTCCTGTTTCATGTTCATAGTATGTTGTTCTACCCTCCGTGTTTCCAACAACATCAAAAGATGAATCATTACCAGCGTCATACTCTAACGCGTGTGGTTTACCAAATATAGCAGAGTCTTCCCACATAGTTCTTGCAAGTGTGCCTACAGTCCATACTGGTCGTTGTGGTGATGAATCAAAATAATTATATGCAACCATTCTGTTCACAACAGAAGATCCTGTTGTAGGGTAAAACCACATTACTTCACCAAACAAATTATTTAAACCTGCTGACACCATTTGATTACCAGAATCTAAATTTATGTTATCATAAACATGATCCTCTACTAAACACGGTAATGATTCTAATTTACCAGCATATCTAAAGAAACCATTTTCTGACATCCAATATGCAGCACCATCAACCTCCACACATGCGTTTTGTCCTGCTAAACCACAGTTAGTTCCAACTTGTGCAAATGCAAATGTAAACGGTTGACCAACAAAACGTTGTGTAAATAAAGCTGTGTCAGTCCAAACATAGATTGCATCTCTACCTCTAATTGCTCCTCTGATCTGTGATCCATCAGCCAGTCTTTGTGTACCAGCTGTGTTGGTTGCTGTTGGTGTGTATGTATTAATATCTTCTTGGTCAGAGAATCTAATAAACATATCATCTTGTGTTGATGTATCTCCTATAGTTGTTTCTGTTCCAAAAAATACTAAGTGTCTATCCGGTGTAGATACTAACATATGTCTTGATGCAGTTGGTGCACCACTAATAATAGTCGCTCTTGTGTTTGTTGCATCTGATGCAACAGAATTCCATTCAAAGACAGCACTGTCATGTATTAAACAAATTGCTTTGTCACCAAAATTATCTAATGACCACATACCTGGTTCTAATACTAAGTCACCTGATGCAGCCTCACCCCATGCTACATAGTTTGCTGTGCTTGTTACTGTATCTCCAGCACCATGAGATGCAGCAGTCGTGTTTCTTACACCTCTTGTTACACCAGTTAATTCATTAGATGCATTAATACCCGTGTAAGATATTTCTTCTGTGCCTATTAAAAGAAAATTTGTACCTGAACTTGGAAACTGTGATGGATCAGCTAGTGTGATACCAGTTGTAGCTGAAGCGTTTATTGCACCAGATAAAGTTGTGTTAATAGCTCCAACTTCTTCTCCGCCCCATGTTCCAAGAGACCAACCAAAACCTTTTGCTTGCACAGCTGGACCCACTGGATAATAATGTTGAACTCTTATACCACCTGATGTTGTTGCACCAGACCCTGATTCTACTGATGACATCGTTATTGTAATTGTTGTGCTATTAGGCACAGATGTCACCATAAATTTTTTATCATTAAAATCAGATGCACTAAAATTAGAATTTGTAATAGAACTAAAATTATCTAATAAAATTATATCATTTTCGTTAATGTTGTGAGAACCACTAAAAGTTATTGTAACAACAGCTGATCCATTAGTCGTGGTAAATGCACTCGTAAGTGTGGTTGTCGATTTGATTGGATGTATGTCATAAAATACACCACCTGAGTACGCGTATAAAATTCTGTTTGTTCCTATGATTGCATACTTTCTACCAAGACTATTTACAAAATGATGTAGTCCACGTCCTGCGCCAGTTAAATTACTCTCACCTAACTGTTTCCAACCACCTATTTTTTCAGGTGTGCCATATCTAAATCTAACATTATCACAATCAACCCACTGACCTTCAGCTCCAGTTTCTGTGATTTGTTTGTTAATACCTGGTTGAAAACCTATTTTTTGTAGCATAAAAAACCTATTTTTTAGGTTCTATATTAGTTTTTATGCAGAATCAATATTTTTAAGAACTATGAAAGTTCAGGCCACTCACCTAAAGGTCTAGTCATTACAGGGCTCTCTTCAGTACCTGTGTTAGTGTATGTGTATAAAGCTTCCATGGCTGCTGCATCAGCTGCACCATCAATAGCTGCTTCCATCTCATTAGATCTAGTTCTAACAGCTGCTCTGTAAGTAGCTATATTAGACGGTATTGTAGATTCAGAATCTTCTGCTTTTCTTATTACATACCAATCACTTGATGATAATAAATTTTTAGCTTGTATTTTTACCTCTTTTTTAAATACACTTTTTAAACCTTCGATAATTACTTGATCACCGTTTTTATCTAAAACATTAACTCCATTTTCATCAACTGCATTTTGATCTTCTACGTCTTTACCAGTCGCTGGTGCATAACTTGCAGTAACAGTATTATTTGCAAAGACCATAGACTCTGCACCATTCCAATAATATCTTGGATTTCTTAAATTAGAATTATCATAAATAACTTCGTAAACACCTTGTGCCTGTCTTTGAGCAACACTTGAATCAGGAGCCAAACCAAATACTCCAAGGCTTGTGTTTGCTCCTACAACTTGATTATTTTCTACTTTTGCGTACATATCAGTCTCCTTCTATTATATTTTTAATTTATTGTCCATAGCTATTTATCTAGCTGTTGTTGGTATTGCAGTCCCAGAATCATTGGCTACAAAAGGGTTTTCTGCAAAAGCTATATAAACAATGCTAGATCCGCTTTCATTACTATCAGTTCCAGTTCCTCTCATTTTAAAACCATTACTTAAAAAATCAACTTCATTTGCTGTTTCAGATTCCGCACTATTTTGATTAGGCATTAATAATTGATTAGCGGCATTAATTGGATCTCTTTGATTGTCAAATAACAACCAGCTATGACTTCCACCAGTTGAATTTTTAACTAAAACCCAAGCAGGTTTAAATCCTGTATAAATAAATGCTCCATCTGCATTACCATTACCAGTGTATACACCAACTCTGCTGTAACCTTTTTTTGACGCAAAACAATAAGCTAACAATGAATTACTAGCATATCCAAAATTAGTAATTGTTGTAGAGGATGCTGAGCCATATTCAGAGAGTACATCTGTTTTTGCGTTTGTAGTGTTTAAATCTATATAATCTTGAGAACCATCTATAGTTCCATTAAACCATGCATACCAAGCGCCAGTTCCAGTTGATATTTTTTTATATATCATTACATCTGGTGCCACACCTAATCCATGACCAATTGTACCAGCATTTGTACCATTTGCTGTCCACGTTACGATACTAAACCCAGCAGTTGTGTTTGGTGAAATATTTGATTGGATATTACCATCAAGATTTGTAAAAGAATTAGTTGTTGGAGTATTTGCTTGACCACCCATACCAGAGTGTTGTGTGCAATAATAATATAATGTTGGAGCAGAAGCTGCTACTGTAATTTCTGTGTAAGCACCTGATGAACCTGGAGTACCACTTGTAGTAACCCCAGTGGTATATTCGCTTCCTCCACCATGCGAACCATCCGATGTTGTAGAAAATCTTAATGGGTGTCCAGAGTTCGAACTGTCAGATTGGTCAAATCTAAACGTGCCACCCTCTGATAATTCTAATGTAACTGCACTTGATCCAAAATCATCAAATCTATATTTGTTACCACTATCAGATACTACTTTTACCACATAAGTTTTTGATGGAGTTGTTCCAGCGGCTAACCAATTCCATGATACAAATGTTTCCCCACTATTATTTTGAGAAGCCTCTGATAAAGTAAATCCATCACTATCAAAAGAAGCAAAACTTGCAATAGTATCTTGTGCATCAGTTTGATTAGATTGTAATCTTTTTGTTGCACCTCTTACACAATCAAATAACCCATGATTTCCTGTTGTTGATCTTAATTTTAACCAAGTCCAATCAGGTTGAAATCCAACTCCTGTAATTGATTGTCCAGTTGAACCATTTCCTGTATAAAGAACAGTATTAAAATGATCTGTTGGTTTTGTAATCGTATTATAAGCCATAATTTTTATCCATAAGTATTTAAGTTAGATGTATTTAACGCATAATAACCTGAAGGTACAGCGTATTCAAAGTTTCCATGACCATTAGCATCACTGTTTCCTGATGATATTGAATATATTGGATTACCAAAATTTGCCTGAATATTACTATTTGATGATGTACCACCTTTAGATAATGGCAACCATATAGAACTCATATCAATACTTGAAAAAGCTGAGTTGCTTGTAGTTCCATTTTCTATTTCTGATTGTGTTGCACTATTTGACCAAGTTCCATTTACACCAAACCAAAGAGTTCCGTTATCTGCATCAAAGGCAATCATAACAGTATCCCCAGTAGATAAAGCTGAGGCGTAACTACTAGCAGATCCAGATGTATTATATTTTTGTCCTGTTTGTCTTAACAGATAACCATTTATATCTGTATTAGTTGCAGCTGAAGCAAAACCTATTCCTGTATAAACATTGGAACCAAATGTAACTTTAACCTCCCAATACCATTTACCAGCTTGAACTCCAAGAGTGCCGTAGCTAAAAGTATTAACACCAGCAGCAAAAACAACTTTTAAATTACCATCTGAATACGTTGGAATTGTTTGACCTGATCTATACGATAAAGGATGTTGAGTGCAAAAGTTGTTGCTAGTAATATCTGTAGTTTGATCAAGTGATGTTAAATTATTTACAGTAAAATTATTGCCATTTCCAGATGAGTCTTTACCTAGATTTGAACTATCTTTAAAATCAAAATAAAATCCGTTGGTTCCTATAGGTGCTATTTGTCTACCTATATTTTTAGCAGTCCATATTCCTGTAGCTGAATTAGTTTCACCAAAACTAGAAGGCGTAAGCTGTTGTCCATCAACCCATGTAAATTCTGCCATGTAACCATCAAAATGGTAAGCACTACTGTGTTGTCTTCTGCCTACATATTGTATTTCTGTATCATTAAAATTCCACTCGTAGTCCTGTGAAGGATAGGTAGTGTCATTTAAAGATTGCAGTGATCCATTTGCATATAATTTAACCCTGTCAGAATTTGTAGATTGTGTAGTATCAACTGCCACCACAAAATGATACCAAGCACTTTCATCTCTAAACACAGCATTAGTGTTTACTATAATATCATTAGAAGACCCATTGTAATGTCTGATTTGAAGTCTGTCATTTTCGAATGATATATGATTTTGGTCGCTTGTACCCCCTGCACCTATAAAATTCATTTGACTACTAGACATTTTTTTACACCATACACTCAACGTAAATGTTTTTCTATTTCCTGCTGTAGTTGGTGTTCTGCTTAAACTATCACTGTCACCCACATTAAATCTACATGAGTTTTCTCCAGGTGAAGCTGCCACTGGCCACTGACTATTACTTACGAAATTTGTAAGATCATTCATTCTCCACACACCACCTGCTATCCCTGTAACTAATCCTCCTACAGGTGTGTTTGCTGGTCCGATTATTCCTCCGTTTTTTCTAGACATTATCTTGCCGTCCCCGCTGCTTTGGTTCCTGCTGTTACAAAAGGTGCTTCAGCAAATGCCATGTAAAGGTATGTTGCACCACTAGTATTCCAAGATGAAGCGGTGCTACGAATTTTGAAACCATTTGAAAGATGATCTTGATAAGTGGCAGTGGCACCTGCATCAGTAGCATTTAATTTTAATCTTTCTCCAATTTCATTAGATGGATTTCTTGCATTATCCATTATCATCCAATGACCAGTATCACTTGTTTTTTTTAATACAACCCAAGCAGGTTTAAATCCTGTATGAACGAATGTTCCGTCTGCGCTTCCGTTTCCTATGTAAGAACCTATTTTAGAATATCCTTTAACTGAGTGAAAACAATATGCCAACATATTATCACTTGAGCCATTGTGTGCATTATTACTTCCAACTGTAAATACAGATGATGTGGGTGCTGTTGGCGTTGATCCCCAAGTTGTTGCTGAACCTGGATTTGTGCTAGCTTTGGTATCATCCCACTCCATGTAATATCCATTTCCGCCTGTCATAGTATTTCCAGCAACAGTTTGTCCAACTCTCCAATTTGCACTATCACTTCTATTTTTTACCACATACATTTCTGGTGCTGAACTAAGTCCATGCCCTATTGTTGCATCTGATCCTGACCCTGTCCATGTCACAATACTAAATCCAGCAGTGGTGTTTGCAGAAACAGTTGAGGTTATTGAACCATTTGAATTAGATGCAGTTCCATTTCCAGCTAACCAATTCCATGAAACATATGTACCAGATGAAGAATTAACTCTAGCTAAATTAGTCGATCCTCCAGTTACTTCAAAACCATCACTTTCAAAACCACTTACATAGCCATATTGATTATCTGTGGTTTCAGCAGTGGTGTCACTTGGAACTAATTGTTTTGATGCACCTCTGACAACATCATAAGTATTATTAGGTGCTGTGCCATTTCTTCTTTTTATCAATACCCAATCAGGTTTAAAACCTACCCCAGATATACTTCTTGTTGAAGATGCATCTCCACTATAAAGAACAGTGTTGAAAAATTTATGTGGGTCATCAATAGTTGTATAAGCCATTATCCGTGCTCCGCTAAGTTTTTAGTACATAATGCAAAAAATCCTGATGGTACTGCATATTCAAAATTTCCAAATCCATTAGCATCTGCGTTACCTGATGATATTGAAAAACTAGAATTACCAAAATTAAAAGAATACTGATCTGTTCCAGATGCAGAGTTATTTATAACCACTGGTAAATAAGTACCACTTATACTTGAAGCCATTGGATTTGAGCCTGCTGCTGGATCGCCAGAGTTATAAAAAGTTCCATTTTCACCAATATAAAACTTTCCATTATCCATATCTAAAGCAAACATTAAAATATCATTTGTTGTTGATGAACTTCCATAAGAGCCTTGACTTGAACCATTTAAATAATAATTTCCGTTAGAGGTATAATAAGTGTAAGAATTATTATAAGAATTATTCCAATCTCCATCATCTGCTTTAATTCCTAAATAAGCATTATCAGGTGCATTTAATCTTTTAGCTTCCCAATACCATTTGCCAGAACTTACACCAAATGTTCCTTTATATCTTCCACCTTGAAATACAGTATTACCTTCTGATGCAGTTATAGATCCTGTAAAATCTAAAGGGTTTAATAAACAAAAATTATTGCTTGGTGTATCTGAAACTTGATCAATAGATGTTAAATTATTAACACTAAAATCATTTCCGTTTCCTGAAGTATCATCACCCAAAGCTGATGAATCAGTAAAATTTAATTTAAATCCGTTAGTGCCATATGTTCCTGCATATGCTATTGGTTCCCAGATATTTGTAACAGGATTCGTTGCACCAAACGATGTTGGTGTAAGTTGTTGTCCATCAACTAAAATTACTTCTGCCATATAACCATCAAAATAAGATCCGCTTGTTTGACCCCATGGACCACCAATTTGTTGAACTACATTATCATTAATCCAAGTTACTTGATCAGAGCTTACATTTGTTGATATTGTAAGATCTTGCTCTACGGAGTTAACATAAATTTTAAGTCTATCTGATTGTGTAGATTGTGTTGTGTCTAAAGCTAAAACAACATGATACCAAGCTGATGGGTCTCTAAATTTTGCACTTGTTCTTATATTTATATTAACTGTACTGCTTATTTCATTCCAAAATTGTAATTCATCAGTATCATTGAAAAAAAAACCAGTATTATTAGATGAGCTTGAATTTCCAGATAATAAAGTTTGATATAATGCATTTGTGGCTCTTTTAGCCCAACAACTAAAAGTCCAAGTTTTTGTGTTCGTTTCACTACTTGGTGTTCTATTTAAATAATCAGAACTTCCATCATTAAATCTGCATGAATTAGTAAAAGTTGTTTGTGGAAAAGCTAAAGGCCATATAGATGAAGATTGAGATTCAAACTGACTATCTAATGTCCATACACCTGATGCTACACTTGTAGTAGGTGTATTTATTTTTCCTATGATTCCACCATTATCTTGGTTCATTAGCTACTTCCTTTCGCCCCATCAGTGGATTCCTACGCGTCGTCTATAGATTCATAAGATACGAATAATTCTAGATCTGATGCAGCACCCGCTCCACCTTTTAATACATCACCTTCCATTAAATAAATTGGAGTATCAAGTACAACTAACGTTGCATCAGCTGGCACTGATATTGTTTTTGCTAAATGAAAAGTTCCAGATGTATCAAAGTTTGAAATACCATCAGGAGTGTAATTTGCTTTTGTTATAGATAAAGTTAAGTCTGCTGCGTTTGTGCCATCAACGTTTGCACATGTAATTCTATTTAATTTTACAACTTTATCAGACGCAACGGTCATTAAAGTTGTTGTTGTGGTAGCTGATAAAGCAAATCCAACCGATTCACCTTTAATACTAGTTACCGATACTATATTTGGGTTAGCCATAATTTACTCCTTTTATCCGAATACGATTGCCATTGCAATCGCTTTTCCTGTTGTAATTCCGCTCGAAGGCGTTGTAAAACTTAGTGTTCCGGACCCATTAGTTTGTAATACTTGGCCACTACTACCATCTGCAGCAGGAAATGTCAAAGCATCGATCGTAACTGTCCCTGATCCTTTTGGTTGTATAGATACACCGATATTAGTGTCACCACCAGATGCAGTAAATGTTGGTTTGTTTCCTGTAGCTGCATTAGCGTATGTTAATTCATTAACAGCAGAACTAGTAGCTGTAAGTTTAAATAATTCATTACTATTTGTGTCTAAAATAGATGTTCCTATTATTGGAGAAGTTAAAGTTTTATTAGTTAAAGTCTGTGAAGATCCTGTTGTTACCAATCCTACTTGTTTTATAGCGGGGTTAGTTCCATCGTTTGCAGTTGCAAATAAAACAACGTCACCTTTATCTGTTGCTGAAAAAGTAAAAGAATCTCCTGAACCAGAAGCATATTTAAATTGAACTGTATAAGCACCAGAAGTTGAGTTTCTTAAAAAATAAAAAGTTTGAACATCTAAAGGTATTGTTACAATTTGATTTCCTGTAATAGTTCCTGTGAATTCAATCATTCTATGAGAAAGTTCTGCACCAGTCGATCCATCAGAAACAGATAATGTAGTTGTTTGAGCACCACCTGCTATAGATTTAGTAGTATAACCACCAGATATTTGTTCTATGATTTGTAAATTTGTATTAGTCTTCGTACCCCATGTACCGGCGTTTTCACCAGTTGCTTGAAGTTCAACACCTAAAGGTGTGTATGTTGATGCCATAAATTATCTCCTATGCAACGTCACTATAACTTGTATTTGATCCAGTTGCAACATCCGAATAAGTATCATTTGAACCTGTTGAAACATTACTATATGATCCATTTGATCCAGTTGTAACATCCGAATAAGTATCATTTGAACCTGTTGAAACATTACTATATGACGTATTTGAACCAGTGTCAACATCTCCATACGCGAAGATATCAACTGTTCCTACACTAATCGTAGCAGATTGACCGGTTAATCCAACCTGCATATCTACTGGAGATATTGATCCTACACTAGCGGTAAATGATTGACCTGTTAATCCTAAACCTTCTTCTATTGTTAAAGATCCCACACTTGCTGTAGTCGATAATCCTGTTGGTTGAGCAATAGCACTACCTAATCCTACGATGGTTCCTTGAGCAAAAGTAGCTTCTACTCCAGATAATTGAACTGTATCGTTTGGTATTGTTACTGAACCAACACTTGCACTAAATTGTACTCCAGTTAGTGTTGCCTCTTGTGAAGAAATAGCTGTTGCAGTCCCTTGTGAAAGAGACATGGATACACCAGAAAGAATAGCTGTTTCATTTGGTGCTTTTGCTGTTCCTTGACTTACAGTAAACTCTTGACCTGTTAAACCAATGGTCATGTCATTAACAGTTACAGATCCAATTGATGCTGTTGTTGATACACCAGTCAATCCAACTTGCATATCAACCACGGACACTGAACCAAGAGAAGATGTGATAGATAGAGTGTCGTCTATAACAGTAGGTACAAAAGCTTCTCCTTGTGAAGATGTAATAGATTGACCCGTTAATCCCACAGCCATATCTGTGACTGTTACAGATCCAATAGAAGATGTAATTGATAAACCAGTTAGTGAAATAGTTTGATCTTTAAGTTCGCCCCATTCACCATCGTTCCAAGCTTGTGCGCCCCAACCTGTTTTAAGAGTTGTGTCTGCATTCCAATTAGCTTGGCCCCAGGTAAACCTGCCCCATCCTGAAGTCGTCGACATGGTCGACCTCCTATGCTAGTCTGATTATAGCGCTACTTGCGTCTGCTGTAGGAAATTCTATTTTGAAAGTTCCGTTACTTGCTGTTTTATCACCACCAAATGCAATCACACATACAGCGTCAGTAGTAGACGATCCACCATCTGTTGTTGTGTTATATATTAATGCACCGTTTGCAGTGAAAGAAGCTGATGTGTAAGTTACATCTGAGAAATCTGTGAATGCAGTTGTTGAAGATAATGATACACCAGAGTTTGTTAAAGTTGCACCACCTGCAGTGTATGCAGA